CTCTATCTAAATCTCGAAGATGCCATGAGGCGGTCTCAAACCCTGAACAATTATCTCAAAATCCGCCCTAGTCCGCCCGTCAAAAGTCTACAAATGCTATTGGATTCGCATATTGATACGCTAGCCCAGTGCATATGTGAAACCCTTAGTAAGGGTATAAATCCTGAAGGGGGAAACATGGAAACGGAGCCCGTAGATCTAAGCGTAACTGTAGCAAAACTACGACAATTACGGAAAGACCATCCGGAAATCTTTGAAGATTATATGTCAGAGAGTGAGTCCTATATCATGGACGACGAGGAAATAGAAGGGATGTACATAGACGACCCGCCTCGTGGTTTCTGTGAATAAGTGTCATGCACTTGTGAAAGGAAGGCATTCTTATGAACACCCTTTATAAATCTTTCTACCCGGGCATAGCACGACGATTTGAAGCTATGGGGCTCCCCGCGAATTTAGCGGGAACCTTTGGTCTTCACGTCGAACACTTATTCAGGTTCTCAGGTCCGAAATTCTTGGTATCTTACCTTAAGGCACTTAAACTTGACATCATAGACGGGAAACAAACACGTCTCTGGTGTAAGAAGAACCGAAAGGGTTTATGGACGGGTCCAGTCGGAGCCCTCTGGAATTATTCCCAGAGAAATTCCACCTGTCTCGCCAAAGCCCTCCAGGTTGTTCAATGTTATAGTGCAATCAGGGAATCTCGGGTGACCAAAGAAGAATGTGAGTCATTTGCGAATCGCATCACAGTTCCTTATAAGGGAACTCTGACCAAGATGCTTAATGAACTCTCGGAGTTTGCTTTATCCGAGCTTGGTCAACATGCGATCCCAGCGCCAGAACCCTTTTATACCTACCATTCCTCACTCCAGACGCGCCATCCTCTGATTAGAGGTGTCGCGATCGGAAATGAAGATTTACGTAGGGAGTTAGAAATTTTTAACTCGTTTAATAACAGGATTCTTTTCAAACCCTTTCCCGAAGTCTTTGCGGGCTTATGTGATTATTTGCCCCGCGCCCATGGCTTATCTGCTATGAGTGCTGGCCTTCGGACGGTAAACCCCTTCCTTACTTATGACACTTCTAATCCAATTGGAAAAGTAGTGCCTTTATTTAAAGATGGAGGTTTAAAGGTACGCTGGATTGCCTCTCCTTATAGACTGGTTCAGCACGTTCTTCGACCGTTGGGTAAAGAGCTTTTCCATATTTTGGAAAGCTTACCGTGGGACTGCACATTCGATCAATTGAAATGTGTGCCCATGGTGCAAGCCCACCTCAAAGCGGGAAAGGAATGTTATTCTGTTGATCTTTCTAATGCAACAGACAACTTTCCTCTAGACCTTCAATTATCTATCTTGAGGTCTATTTTTCCTTCAGCTAAAAGGGAGGTCGATTTCTTTGAAAACTGTTGCAGGTCGAGCTGGACAGGACCCCATGGAGTTTTTCGCTGGACAAAAGGCCAGCCCATGGGTTTATACCCGTCTTTCGCATCTTTTGCCTTAAGCCATGGCTTACTTTTAGCCTGGCTATCTAAGGCGCCTGGACAGTTTTATGTTTTGGGAGATGATGTGGTTATTCTAGATAAAGATCTCCATGACCGTTATAAACAGGTCTTGGAAATCCTTCTAGAAGTCCCCATCAACCCCTCAAAGACCTTAATTGGAAATCGTGCTGAGTTTGCCGGTAGAATCATCACGCCTGATCGGGTGGTGACTACAGGGAAATTCAAACCAGTAACTGATCAAAACTTTATGGATCTTATGATCCTTTATGGTCCAAAGTTCCGATCACAGTTAAAAAGGAGGCAAAAAGCCGTTTATGACAGACTGTCTACCTTTGATCTGCCTGTTGGCCCTAACCATTCTCGTGGCCCTTGCGCCTCATATTCTGAGGTTTATTTTCGGACTTTGGTAGTCCGAGAACGCTTGGCTCGAAATGGTGTTAGGGCTCGTTATGATTTCTCTCCTCAACGTTTCCTCCGCCCCTATGCTAAGGATAATATATCTCAGCATATGACTTTAAAGGGCTTGGAATCGTTTTTGGATTCCTTCCATGAGAAGGTAGAGGCTTGGGTCCGTACTTCCCCTGTACATTGGGAAGCTAGTTTCTTGACGGATTTGGGTGCTTGGGTTGACATACCCCAAGTGCCATTAGCCTTTAAAGGTGAGCATCCATG